CGTGTCGATGAGATCTATAACATACTTCTAGAGCGATAATTTAATCATGGCAAGAAAAGCAACTAAGGCATTAGAGGAACAAGGCTACTCAAAGCTTGATGCTTATTGCATTGGACTTTATGAATACTTCTGTTCGCTCAAAAGAGCAGGCTTCGCAGAGGACATAGCGATGTTCATGATCACAGAGCCACAGGCTTACCCTCATTGGATCTTGCCAGATCCTGTCGAGCCAGAAAAGTTCGGCAACTATGAAGATGAGGATGACGATTAAGCGAATTGTCGTAGTCTCGGACTTACAAGTCCCATACCATGACAGGGTTGCAACCCGTAACCTTGCTAGTTTTATCAAGAAGTTCAAGCCTGATCAAGTAGTCACCATTGGCGATGAGATCGATCTTCCCCAGATTAGCAAGTGGGAGGAAGGGCGCATGGGCAGTTATGCCCAGACCCTAGATGATGACCGCAATGAGGCTGTGGACTTGCTTTGGGAGTTAGGCGTTACCGATTGCATCCGTAGCAATCACACAGATCGCCTGTATAACATCATCATGGCTAAGGTGCCAGCGTTCGGGGCATTGCCAGAACTACGCTTCGAGAAGTTTATGAAGTTCGATGAACTAGGCATAACCTTCCATAAAAACCCTATGCCTATCGCACCTAACTGGATTGCAGTACATGGTGACCATACACCCATCAAGCCACAGGGGGGCTTATCAGCCCTAGAAGCGGCTCGTAGGCATGGAAAGAATGTCATTTCAGGTCACACTCACAGAGCAGGGCGTTCGGCCTTCTCAGAGGCTTCTGGAGGGCGCATAGGGCGTGTCCTGCATGGTGTCGAGGTAGGCAATCTCATGGATTTTAAGCAAGCTGCTTACACTAAGGGCGTGGCTAACTGGCAACAGGCTTTCGCCATCATCTATGTCAATAAGGCTAAGGTTCAGGTAGATCTTATTAACATCGAAAAGGACGGCACATTTATTGTGGCTGGAAAGTCCTACGGCAGACCTAGATAATCGTTATCATTTCGTTATCAGAATGTGCTTGATTAGTCGGACATCTCTGTCACACTAAGTTTGTAAGCAGTCAAGGGCACTGCTACAGATAGGTACAAAATGTCAAACACAGACAAGCTGCTACTGATCTGCATTATCGGCATGATTGCAGGCTTTATTGTAGTCATCATAGATGTGCAAAAGACGGCTTATAACAAGGGCGTACGCGATGGCTATCATCGAGGTCGCAGTTACAAGGGGCAGGAATGAAAGCCAATGAGATCCTCTTATCAGCCACAGACACAATCCGTGATCGTGGGCTATCGTATGGTCACCCTGCGGATAACCTGCAACACACCGCAATGCTCCTCAGTGCATATCTCCAAACACCGATACATGACTATCAAGTCGCAGGGATTATGGTGCTCGTCAAACTTGCGAGGACTAATCAATCCGCACAGCACATCGATAACTGGATTGACTTATGCAGCTATGGCGCACTCGCAGGACAACTAGCAACCGAGGAGAATGATCTCTATGTTTAATTTAGCCGATTACGAGACAGTCGAGGTGAGACTTGAAAAGTTTATTAAGGACTATGCAGATTTTCGCATATCAACAGAGCTGGAAGTGGTCGAGAAAGATAGATACATTGTTAAGGCTTACCTTTACAAAACTTCTGCCGATAGCGTTGCGTGGGCAACAGGATACGCTGAGGAAAAGATTACTGATCGAGGCGTTAATGCAACTTCAGCGCTGGAGAATTGTGAGACTTCGGCAATCGGCAGAGCGCTTGCAAATGCAGGTTATGCAGCTAAAGGAAAGAGACCAAGCCGAGAAGAAATGACTAAGGTCGTTGCTACAAAAGTAGTAAAGCCAGCAATTCAAGATGTTAAGCCAGATGATCAGGATTACTGGACTACACCTGTTGGGCAATACAAGGGCGTAGTCGATGCACCTGTAACACTTGAAAAGGCTATGGAGAATGTAGCTGCAATCATGGGAACAGGTGAAGCAGTAGAAGCACCATCATGTCAGCATGGCTCTCGCATCTGGCGTGAAGGTGAAAAGAATGGCAAGGCTTGGGGCGGTTATTTCTGCTCTGTAGTCAATAATCAAGGTGGTTCGCCTAAGTGTGGAACAGTTTGGTACACACTAAGTAGCGAGGGCAAGTTTGTCCCTCAGAAAGCGTGGGCATAATGGGAAACATAGGAATCAAGATAAATGGTGAGTGGGTTGATCTAATGTCAGCCTTCGTGCCATGTCAGTTATGCAATGAGCCAGTTCAGATTAAGAATCTGGTGGATCTGTCTCAAGATGCAGTCAATGGGACAGTCTCATGGCAATGCTTGAAATGCAGCACAGTCAATGGCTGAGTTTGAGGTTGATTACCGCTCACCTGTGGATCGACATCTCTACAGCTTTAGCGGTTATGGTGGAGTAATGAATTGCTCAGATTGTGATGCTTTTGCACAGGTCAATGAGTATGATCGCATCGATGATGGCTTAGTCGTTTGGTTTTGCGAGAGATGCGAGAATAAGCATCACCTATGACCCAACATAGGAAGCACAGAGGTTTCCGTACAGAGCGCGTAGTAGCTGAGTACCTATCGACTTGGTGGCAGGGCGCATGTGTGGGAAGGGGTAGCGGTAAGGATATTGTGAATGTTCCGTTCGATGTTGAAGTCAAAGCCCGTGCTGGGTTTCAACCTCTTGCATACATAAAGCAATTGAAAGCTCGAACAGCCATTTCGGGGGAATTAGGCTTTGGAGTGATTAGACTCAACGGACAGGGTGAGGATGCGCGTGAGTATGCCGCGATAATCCGACTTGAGGATCTCTTGCCACTACTTCAATTAAGATATGGTCATCTATCCAGCGAACCCACAGAAGCAGACATTGACCGCTGCACAGGCTGTGGGTCTTACATGATACAGAGGTGCTTAACTTGCCAGCCTACGACTACAAATGCACACGATGCAATCTTAGTCAAGAGATTACCCACGGATGGCACAGTAGACCAGTAATACTATGCACATACTGTAATGAACCAATGAACAAGGTAATTGCAGCTAATCCAATTCACTTCAAGGGCAAGGGATGGGGCAAAGATTGAAGATATTAAATTTATATGCCGGCATTGGTGGTAATCGTAAGCTTTGGGGTGACGAGCATGAGATTACAGCTATTGAACTAGATGATCGTGTTGCAACTGTCTATTCAAGCTTATTTCCAAAAGACACAGTAATTGTCGCAGATGCTCATGACTATTTACTAGAGCACTTTAATGAGTTCGATTTTATCTGGTCTAGCCCACCATGCCCAACACACAGCCAGTTGCGTAAGAATCTAAGCGTTTCTGTCTATGGAGCTCCACCTATGTTCCCAGACATGAAACTTTATGAGGAAATATTGTTTCTTCAGCATTATTTTACTGGTCATTGGATTGTTGAAAATGTCAAGCCTTATTATGAGTATCTAATCAAGCCTACCTTTGTGCTTGGTCGTCATCCGTATTGGTCAAGCTTTATGGTTGAAGATAAGCATTATGAAGCAGATGGCATCAAAGCCAATGGAGCTGCGGAGAAGATCGCTGAACGCTTTGGATACGACCTTTCAGGGTACTCATTGCCGGACAAACGCAAAGCATTACGCAATGCAGTCAATCCAGAAATGGGGCTTTATATTCTAAACAGTATTCCACAGATTGTGGATAACTAGGGGCGGAACTTAACTCTGAACGAGAAAAGGACACGACTTATGCACATATTTGACAAGCGTGGTACGCTAACGGCGCAGAGCCTCTCAAAGGCTCACCGCGAGCCCCTTAGGGGCGTTGCTCGCGGGGTGCTAGTAGCTATTGGGATAGCTCTATGCATCATGCCTGATGCAGGTGGATCTAAACCAATGCAATATGTAACATACAAAGAATTTGCTTATCATCAATTAGGTTATAACCTAAAGCAATATAAATGCTTAGCCATACTCTATGGTAAAGAATCAGCATGGAATCCTAAAGCAGCTAATGGATCTCATTATGGTATTCCTCAAGGTAGAAGTGAATGGCTGAAACACCAAGATGGTTATACCCAGATACAATGGGGCTTAGACTATATAGGGCATAGGTATGGTGAGCCATGCATAGCACTCAATCATTGGAAGGCTAAAGGATGGCATTAGACAAGCTGAACAGTAGGCGTTACCGCGAGCAGCGCGAACGCGTGTTCATGCGTGATGGTAGGTTCTGCCAGATATGTGGTACAGA